CCAAGCAGAGCAATAAAACCTGGTCCCTGACGCATCCGGTGGATGACGCAATTACCCTGCTGACACAGGGCGGCAGACTGACCTGTAAGTTCCGCCTGTCAGGCGCACTGACCAACAATCAGTTCGGGCTGGGGATTTATCTGTATACGGATGCTCCCGTTCCTGATGGTGTGGCGATGACGGGTACCGGTAATCCGTTCCTGATGTCGTACTTCACTCAGACCACTGACGGCAGAGTGAATCTGATGCATCACAGGAAAGCCGGAAACACGAAGCTGGGGGAGTTCGGCGATTACGGTAACGACTGGCAGACGCTGGAGCTGGTGTTCACCGCCGGCAGTGCCACGGTTACTCCGAAACTGAATGGAGTGGCTGGCCCGGCATTCCAGGTCATAAAAGACAGTCTGACACTGGGGCTGAATGCGCTGACGCTGACGGATGTTACAAAAAATGCAGCGTATGGCGTTGAGATAGAAAGTCTGGTGCTGGAGATAAATGCACCGGCATCATCATAAAAAGTGAGCCAGTCAAATGGAAGGTATCGTTAAACTCACCGGTAGTGTCAGTGGGTCGTCTGAGACGCCTGCATGAGTTATCAGAGCCATCAGTACTTAACTGGTGGCTTTTTTTATTGTTGTCAGCTTCCGGATAACGGGAGACGGGGTATGTACCAGATGGAAAAAATCACAACAGGTGTGTCATACACCACGTCAGCGGTAGGGACGGGATACTGGTTACTGCAACTGCTGGACAAAGTCTCTCCGTCCCAGTGGGTGGCAATAGGTGTACTGGGGAGTCTGCTGTTTGGCCTGCTGACGTATCTGACTAACCTGTATTTCAAAATCAGGGAGGACCGCCGTAAGACGGCGCGGGGAGACTAAAGCGATGAAGAAAAAATACGAACTGGTTGTTAAAGAGATAAATAATTACCCGGATAAGATTGCTGTTACTGTGGCACTTGAAATTGGCGGGCATCCGTCGTTGTTGTTGCCACATGTGGCGATTAGTCTTGACCGTACTGAAGGTGCCACGCTGGAGTTTTACGAAGCTGAGGCGAAAAAGCAGGCGAAGCAGTTTTTCATGGATGTTGCTGCCGGGTTATGTGAAGGGGATGGTCCGTTGCCGGAAAAGCGCCCCGTCATTTTAGAGGCGCAGGATGTGTTGATAACCTACAGAGGAAAACTACCGGGAATAATTACTGGTTCTCTGAAGACTCCACCGCTGGCCTGAAGACTTAACATATCCAGGGATTTGAAATCGATAAATCCTGATAAATATCCATGAACGCAAAAATCAAATACGGCCTGTCGGCTGCCGTTCTGGCGCTGATTGCCGCAGGTGCGCCTGCGCCTGAAATCCTCGACCAGTTTCTGGATGAAAAGGAAGGTAACCACACCACAGCATACCGTGATGGTACGGGTATCTGGACCATCTGCCGTGGAGCCACCCGGGTGGATGGTAAGCCTGTTATTCCTGGCATGAAGCTGTCGAAGGAAAAATGCGACCGGGTTAACGCCATTGAGCGTGATAAGGCGCTGGCATGGGTGGAGAAAAACATCAGAGTGCCACTGACCGAACCCCAGAAAGCGGGGATTGCGTCATTCTGTCCGTACAACATTGGCCCCGGTAAGTGTTTCCCGTCGACGTTTTACAGACGGATTAATGCAGGAGATCGAAAAGGTGCCTGCGAAGCTATTCGCTGGTGGATTAAGGACGGTGGCAGGGACTGCCGTATTCGCTCAAATAACTGTTACGGTCAGGTATCCCGTCGTGACCAGGAGAGCGCGCTGGCGTGCTGGGGAATCGACAGATAAGCAGAATATTTTGCTGAAAAATGAGGTTTGCTTACATGGGTGGATAACACGAAATCCTGCAAATTGGCAAAATGTAAGTGAATAAAGTCAAAACAGTTGTTTAACACTCAGGCACCGTAATGATGCCTTTGTCATTTCTGCGCATCTCACGCGCATCTCACAACACAGAACCTTTCAGGATGACCCTTGAGGATACCGGTTTGGCTGTCGGTGCCTTTCTGTGGGCTGGATTCCTGTGAGACAAGGTTCATCACTAAAAGGAAATAACCGATGAATATGATGGCCGTGCCGTTTCACGGCAACTCTCTTTATGTAGTTAACCATAATGGCGAACCATACGTTCCCATGAAACCTGTCGTTGCGGGGATGGGGCTGGCCTGGCAATCACAGTTGGCTAAGTTAAGACAGCGTTTTGCGTCAACTATAACGGAAATCGTTATGGTTGCTGAGGATGGGAAACAACGCAATATGGTGTCCATGCCACTTCGAAAACTTGCCGGCTGGCTACAAACCATTAATCCCAACAAAGTAAAACCCGAAATCCGCGATAAGGTCATCCGGTATCAGGAAGAGTGCGACGATGTTCTTTACGAGTACTGGACGAAGGGTTTTGTCGTTAATCCCCGTAAAATGAGCGTGATGGAAGAACTCAACCAGGCTTGTGCTGACATGAAACGGGATAAAAACATTGCCAGTGTGTTTGCTACCGGGCTGAATGAGTGGAAACAGGTTAAAGCCGCGCATGTATCAAAAATCCGTACGCTGGTAAATGAAGCGAATATGCTGATTGATTTTGTCCTGGCTGATACAGGCAAAGGGAAAATAACAAAGGCGGATTGATGGGGTGGCTAATGATATCAGATAAACTCATAACGCTGGTGAAGAGCCTCTGTGTACTTGTCGGCATTTCATTTTTAGTCATGCTGGTTGCCATTTTCTTTTCCACCGCCTGGCGAGTCCTGACGTTATCGGGACTGGTGGGGTGAAAGAGAGATGAACCGTGTTCTGTGTGTGGTGATTATTGTCATGGCGGTTGGCTGTGGTGCGCTGTGGCTGGCAACAAACCATTACCGTGACAACGCGCTCACCTACAAAGCGCAGCGCGATAAAAAAGCCAGAGAGCTGGAACAGGCGAATGCCACCATTACTGACATGCAGGTGCGCCAGCGTGATGTTGCTGCGCTCGATGCAAAATACTCGAGGGAATTAGCCGATGCGAGAGCTGAAAATGAAACTCTGCGTGCTGATGTTGCCGCTGGTCGTAAGCGCCTGCGGATCAACGCCACCTGCCCCGGTACCGTGCGTGAAGCCACCGGCACCTCCGGCGTGGATAATGCAACCGGCCCCCGACTGGCAGACACCGCTGAACGGGATTATTTCATCCTCAGAGAACGGTTGATGACAATGCAGAAGCAGCTGGAAGGGGCGCAGGAATATATCCGTACTCAGTGCCTGAAATAAGTTTTGTTGATGCGCCGTATCGTCGCTGTATTCCCTCATTAACAGAGACCGCAGCCCGACAGGGAGACTCCTCTGCGCGAGTGTGCGGGGATAATCAAAAACGATACACACCGGGGTTTACCGCGTTAACGGAGCGCGGCGTTGTCCCCTCATAGTCGCCTGTCCGGTACGATGGTGGAAGAAACCGAACGTTCATTTCTCGTTATTTGTCATGCTGGCCGTACGCAGATGCGTTGCATCTGTTGCCAGCCTTCTCCTGCAGGCTTCAATAACCCACGCTGAAAAGTTACTGGACCCTTTATGCTCAAGGGCGATGTTGATCTGTTCAATCATGTGATTGGGGAAACGGATATTGCGGGTTGTGGTTCTGCGGGTCCGGTTTTTCGATGACATATTTATTTCCTTTACTGATTGCCATATGACGGGGATTTTACATGGCTGAGCTTCGTACACTCCAGAGCAGAATCAAAACACTGAATACCCGACGGGTGAATATTCTGAAGGGTGAACAGCGTCGTGTCAGTGGCAGTGCACGTGTTTCCCTCAAGCGTCATATCTGGCTCAGGGACGCCGGGCAGTGCCGTCTCTGTGGTCGTGTGGTTGACCTCTGTGACAGTGAACTCGATCACCGAATTGCACTTCAGTTCGGTGGTGGTAATGAGGAGACGAATCTCTGGACGCTCTGTACCGAATGCCATCGACAAAAGTCTGCTCGTGAAGCGGCGGGTGGTATGCCGGACCCGACGCTGCCGGAGGTGTCCGGAGGTAGTGGCAGAGCGGACGACATCATCGGACTGTAACCCGACCGGGGGGGTATCATTCGGCGTAAAAAACGATCGCTCCGGACACCGCCCCCCGTCTCATGCAGAGAAAAAATTCCTGTTTCAGGGCAGTTAACATGTTAACTGGCTGCCCGGGCATTTTTGCGGTTTTTATCTTTATTATTCAGTTTGTTGTGCGAAAAAAATGTTAACTGGCTTTTTCAGCAAATGTTAACCAGGCA